GCCGCCGCCTCTGACATCACTGAAATCTCGAACCTCGTGGAGGGTCGGATGGCGGTGTTGGTTGAAGACAACAACGGCAACTGGTTCGTCATGGGTCACGAAAACGGCGTGGAAGTTTCCGGAGGCACTGCCCAGACGGGCACGGCTGCCGGCGACCAAAATGGCTTCACGTTGGAATTCAGCGCACAGGAAGTCTCTCCGGCCCCATTCTTGGCCTTGACCGCTGGCGCACCAACTGACACGGACATCACGATCACGGCTGCACCGTAAGTTCTGAAAATATCGGGCCCACCTTAGGCCGTTATTGTTACAAGGAGGGGGAGGGCGTTGGCTCTCCCCTTTTATTTTCTGACATGATTCATCTCAACCCCAACAGCTCCACGAATACCGTCTACGTCACGCCTTTCGAGTCTCGGAAATTCCTTGCCAGCTTCACGAACTACCTGTTGGAGTTGACAAACGAGGCGACAAAGGCGACACACTACGCGGTTCCGGTCTTGTCTTACGACAACGAACGATACACCGAGTTCGACCTTCCAACCGATGCAGATACCACCAACGCGGTGTTGATAACGGAGAGCGGGTTGTACACTTACAAAATTTGGGGCCAAAATTCAGCCACCAACCTCGACCCCGATGACGAAGTTGTGGTCGGTTTGTGCGAAATTGGGCCGTGTCGCGTGACCGCGTCCGACGCTTGGACCGTTCCCGACATCACGATCCCCGACAACGTCATCTACTACGAATAAAACATGGACCTCCTTCAACTCAAGCAATACGAGGAACGCAGCTACGAAGAAACGCCTTCGAACAACGGCTGGGTCAACTACGGCGACGACAACCTCTTCCCGCAGTATCTGATCGACCTATACAAGAGCAGCGCGACCCACAACGCCCTCACAACCTCGATCGCGTACATGATCTTCGGCGACGGCGTACAAGCCAACACGCTCGAGGCTCGTCTAAAGATGCAAGAGTGGAACCTTGACAACGAGGTCCGGAAGGCTTGCATGGACCTGAAAATTCAGGGCGGGTTCGCTCTGGAGGTTGTGTATAGCATCGACCGGACGACGATCGCCAAGGTGAGACACTGTCCCTTCGAGAATATCCGCTCGGCGGAGGTCGACAACGACGAGAAGGTCAACTTCTACTACTATTCCAAAGACTGGGCCGACAAGAGCTGCAAACCGGAGCTCGTGCGATGCTTTAACCCCGAGGACGCCGTCGACCATCCCGTCCAAATCTTGTATGTGAAACCTTTCTCCCCGGGTTCCTACTACTACCCGAAGCCCGACTACATTGGGTCCATCGACTATATCGAGTTGGACAAGGAGATCGGGAAGTATCACATCAATAACATCAAGAACGGCCTCGCGCCGTCTTTCTCGATTCACTTCAAGAACGGGGTCCCCACGCAGGAGGAGCGGTTCAAGATTCGGAATGACATAGAAACGCAGCTCTCGGGCGCTACCAACGCCGGGAAGTTCATCGTGACCTATTCGGACTCTCCCGACAGGAAGCCCGACTTCGAGCCGTTCCCACTTTCTGACGCACACAATCAATACCAATTCCTCTCCGAGGAGGTTGTGGCGAAGATTATGGTCGGCCACCGCGTCACGAACCCCATGCTCTTCGGCGTTATGGTCTCGGGCAAGCTCGGAAGCGGTTTGGAACTTGCCACGAGTGACGAGATTTTCACGACCGACGTGATTGAACCATACCAACAAATCGTAGAGGAGGCCCTGTCGTCCATCTTTACGGCTGCGGGCACCCCTTGCGAGGTTCACCTGCAAGCTCACGGAGCAGAAGAGGCGAACGTCGACATCTCGTACACCGGGGCACAAATCACAAGCGCGATTGAAGTCATCTCCAAAGTCCGCACGGGTGAGCTCACTATCCCACAAGCTACCGAGATCCTCGTGGCGATGCTTGGCTTCGACCGAGAGATGGCCGAGCAAATGTTCTACAACGTCGACAAGTTGCCCCCGCTACCTTCGGCGGAGACCGAATTGACGGAACACCTAGACCTCTCGGCCTCATTGGTTCATTTGATGGAATGCGGAGAAGAGGTTGACGAGGACGAGTGGGAGCTTATCGACTGCCGGAAGGTAGACTACGAGCACGAGGAGAAACAGGACGCGATGTGGGCCTTCGCAAGCGTCCCCAGCTACGGATCGCCCGACGAGAGCGAACAAGACAACGAACTCATCAAAGTCAGATACGCATATATGCCCAAAAAGACGGGCACGAGCGGCACCTACCAAAGCGGCCCAAAAGCGGGCGAAGGGTACACCCATTCTTCCCGCGAATTCTGTCAACAGATGGTCGGCGCGGGGAATCGCGTTTGGAAGAAGGAGGACATCGAGGCGGCAAGCAACGCGAACCCCGGATGGGGGCCGGGTGGCTCTAATTCTTACGACATCTTCCTCCACAAAGGCGGAGGGTCATGTCAGCATTTTTGGGAGCGTCGCACCTTCTTGAAGAAGGACAACAAGCGCGTCAGCGTAAACGAGGCGCGGAGTATTATCCGAGCCGCTGGCCTTGAGCCTTTGGAAACAAACGACCCGCTCGTTGCACGTCCTCCCCGCGATATTGACGGCACCCGAGGTTTCCTTCGCCCGAAAGACTGGCACACACCACAATTCCCCACGTAAACTATGGCACTCACCGCAGAGATTCTTTTCGTCAACCCGGACTACATGAAACGCTTGACCCAGCTCAACGGCGGAGTCGAGGATGCGGTCATGATTCCGGCGATCATTTTGGCACAAGACAAATACCTCCAACAATACCTCGGGACCGATCTCTTGAACAAGCTGAAGTCAGACATCAGCGCAGGGACCGTCTCAGGCGTTTACGAGACCCTTCTGGACACTTACGTCAGAAAGTCGACTGTCTGGTGGGCTATGGTCGAGATGTTGCCTAATTTGTACGTCAAATTGGACAACGGGGGGCTCGTCATTCGCAGCGCCGAGAATACGGTGAACATTTCAGACGCAGACCTTCACAGAGAAGTCGAGAACGCACGACAGAACGCCCAGTTCTACACGTCGCGGTTGGTAGACTATTTGTGCGCTAACCAGAGCAGCTTCCCCGAGTACACGTCCAACACCTCGCCGGATATGTTCCCAGAGTCGACGGTGTATTATCAGAACGGGATGACCATTTCGACAGGGTCGGAGGGTGTACCCCTCGAAGTTGCGCGGAAGTTCTTCAAATGACCCGAAAGGAAAACATCACGCTCCTCAAGGCTTGGCTCGCCAAGCAAAAGGAGAAACCAAAAAAACCAAAGAAATGAGCGTCGACGTATTGATCTCTCTCATACCTTCCCTCATGGCCGCCGTCGGGGTGTGGGTCTCTCTCAACGGAGAAGTGGCAAAGCTCAAGGGCAGAGTCTACCGCCTCGAAAGCGATCAAAGCGAACTGAAAACGATGCTCAAAGAATGCGTCGAAGGTATCAACGAGCTCAAGATTCTCCTCGCAAAAAAAGGCATCTGATGTACAAATGGTTCAAGCTCTCCGAATTTGACAGCCCCGACAAACCCGGCAGCGGGGAAATGATGGAACCGGCTGTCGTGCAAGCTCTCGACATCGCCCGAGATATATACGGCTACCCCATGAAGATTACGTCGGGATTCCGAACGATTGAGCACAACCGCTCCCTCCTTGCCAAAGGTTACAAGGCGTCGCCTAAATCGTCCCACCTCTTGGGCTGGGCCGCCGACATATACGTACCAAACAGCGAGCGCCGTTTCTTAATGGTCGAGGCCCTCTTGGACGCGGGCTTCCATCGTCTGGGGATTGGGTCGAATTTCATCCATGTCGACCTCGATCCGGCGAAAACTCCGAATGTGATGTTGACATACTAACACGCATGATCTTAGAAAGAAAAAGCCGCACGGTCCACGCCATAGACGTCGACCTCGAAAACCGCAAGGCCACACAGGACTTCCTTTTTATCTCCGACATTCACTACGACGCAGTCAAGTGTGACCGGGATCTTCTTCATCGACACCTTCGCGAAGCTCAAGAGCTCAACGCGGGGGTGTTCATCTTCGGAGATTTGTTTGACCTTTGTCAGGGCCGATGGGACCCGCGCGGTAATTACTCCGAGTTGAGACCTGAATACAAAATCTGTACATACGTCGACGAGGTCATCCAAGACGTGGGAGAGAAGCTGTCGCAATATGCCGACGTCATCAAGTTCATCTCGAAAGGAAACCACGAGACGAACATCGAGAAGAGGATGATGGTGTCACCCATCGACAGGGTCGCGCAAATCATAAACGCAAACGGAGGCCACGTAGAGGTCGGGGGATATGCTGGTTGGCTTTGTGTCAGCTCGCACCGCAGCGGAGCCGCACGACGCCGACACAATATACACTACCATCACGGTTACGGGGGAGGCGCGAAGAGGTCCAAGGGCATCCTCGGGGCGGATATAGACCAAAAAGACTTCCCCGACGCGGACTTCATCCTACGCGGTCACGATCACCAGAAATGGCACCTCCCCGTCACGGTGGACCGCATCAATCACAACTTCAACCTCGAACAGCGCACCGTTCATCACCTTCGCCTTGGATCGTACAAGAAACTCGGCGACAGATACGCGGGATGGGCTACCGAGAAAAACTTCGCCACGCCACGCCTCGGCGGTTGGTGGGCTCGCCTTGTTCAACGTCGCGACGAGTACGTATGGCAGATCAGAGAGGCGACGTGAACCCGTGGCTGCAAATTCTGTCCGCTCTCGACGTGACGGAAATCTTCAAAACGAAGGGCAACCTCAGACGATGGAGCGCGAAGAGAAGCGTGGGGGGTGTGATTGTTTTGGAGGCTCTTTGGCAGATTCACGAATT